TCTACAATCCGATTTAGTTTAGACAGACCAATAACCTTACCTTCTTGTGTTGGAATATAAGCTACATGAGCAACGCCTGTAAAAGGAAGCCAGTGATGGGCGCACATACTTACTAATTTAATATTGGTTTGACAGACCATCCCATCATACTTGTCTACATTGTCGAATGCAGTAATCTTTGGTTGATTGCTAAAACAACCAAATAAAAGTTCATTCATGTAAGCTTTAGACACACGATGAGGAGTATCTTGCGCATTAGGATCTGACTTGTAATCAAATCCCAATGCTTCCATAAATGAACCGAAGTGTTTAGAAGCTTCTTCAATTCGAATCTTCTTTTCGTCTTCTGTATAAGCAATATTACCGTTAGAATGAATCATAATTTTAAAAATTACAGACCAGCAAGAAGTTCCTTGAGTTTAGCATCAGTGTCGTCTTCTGATACATCAGTTGTCTTTGATACTTCTGAAGTCTTTTCTGGAATTTCCGAACTTTCTTTAATTCCTTCAAAGATACTATCCAAGACTTCATTCTTGGTATTTTCTTTTTTAACAGCAGGTGCATCATCTACATCGTCGTCATCTTCTACTACTGGTTCCTCTACTACATCAGAGATACAGAAGTAATGTTGATCAAGCATGCGTTGTAGTTCTGCTTGGGTTTTTGGTTTAAAGAATTTATTAAGGTCATGAACTCCATTATAAATTTCATCTACTTTCTTTTGATCCATTCCTTCCAACTTAGAAGGAGACATAAATTTAGAAGAAACATAGGTGGTCAACATGCGATTAGCTCCTCCAAAATTAGCAGAACGTGACTCACACTTAATTTTGAAAGTGCAACCATCCATCAGGTCAAAAATTTTAACACCGAATTCATCAGCGTCATCTCCATCAATGGCGTTGTTGATAATCTTAGCTAATTCTTTACCATAACGAATCACTTTAACTTTGCCTTCATTCTCTGGATTAGTTGGATCTGAAATAACATAAGCATTGACCATCCAATTCTCTTTACGTGAAATTTCTTTAAGCTTTGACTTTTCTTCTGATGTTCCTGTATTGTAGGTCTTTAGCACATAAGAGTCAATTGGGCATGACTCTCCATAGGTTGTAGGGCAAAGTGTAGTAACGAATTGACCATTTGATAGGCTCTTCCAAGAGTGGTGATAGTAATGGAAAATAGTATTTTTAGGTTCAATTACGTTAGGAACCAGACGAACCAAGTAAGTCTTACCCGATTCAAATTTCATGATCTCTTTAAAAGAACTTTCTCCGTTCTTATTATTAAGAGAGGTTTTAATGGCGTCGAACATATTTTTTGTGAATGTCATATTATTAGATTAGGTTGAATTAGATTTTTAATTGTATATTGGTTTGAGTGAATGTCAAATGTTTTTATCTATAAAAAGTTTTAATTTGATAAAAGCTTTTGTTAAAAATGGACGAAGTTTTTCAGAGTTAATATATTTTTGACGATAGTCCAAGAAGTTTTTTCCGAAATCTCCCAAAAAGAATTCTCTGGTATCTTCAGCCATCTCATTTATATATGAGGATACATTGTCAAATTCCATTAATGAATATGGATTGATTTGATTTTTTTTAATGTGATAGGTCCAGGAATTTTCTGAACCATTTTCTTTGTATTGTAAATAATCATGTAATTGAATTTTATTTTGAATACAAAATTTGGAAATAAACAATAAAGACTCTTTTACCGCTTCATATTGACTGTCCGGGGATGTTTTTGTCAATAATTGTTTATATATGGTGTAGGATTTGATTGCTCTAGGTGAGGCAAAATAATTTAAATCAAAATATTCTACATCAGAATAAAGTTTATAAGGGGCTTTAAAATAAGTAGCCATATCTATATCAGGATATCTACTAAAAAAATTGGATAATCTCTTTATCGCTACATATTTCGGATCTTCTTCAAACCCTTCAAAAGATTTTTTAATCTTAAATGGTTTGTTTCTTAAAGATCGAGAGATTGCTAAATGAGTGTTGTAAATTCTTGTTTCTAAATTAGTCACATCAAAGATTTTTTAAATAGTCGTTTTGTATTCTTTGATTTTAATAGAGAAGGATAAAGTTGCAAGAGTCCTAATAAAGCTTCATTCATATTTTCAGAATGAGTCACATGAATAAAAATATCTCTCAAGTCTCGATTTTCAAGAATAGAAGTAAAAAGCCCTGCTGGGTTAATTTTTTTGTTTTTAACAATAGACAAAAATGATCCAAATTTAAATACTCCTAAGATATATTCTTTTGTGCAAATTTGACTTAGTGGATCATTTCTACTGATAAAGTCTTCTAATATTTTTTCATTGAACATTTAGGTAAAGTTATTTACCTGGACATTTTTAATTTGTCAATTTTTCCAACGCACTAGAAGCCTGATTTAATGCACTTTTAGGATCTTCTACTTCAAAATGATCCGGATTAACTTCTTTCAATGTCAGAGTTTCATAATTGCATTTAAAAGAGGTTTGTCCAAAATTGGGTCCGAATCTATTTTTAGACATGCCTAAATTTATAACTCCCAATTCACGATCCTCCTCTGCTTGCCAGATAGAAAAAATGACATCACAAGTATTCGCCAAACCTATGGATTCTGCAATACCCTCCATACCAGGAGAAGCAGTATTAAAAGATCCTCTTTGTAATTGTGTCGCTGAAACAAAAGGTATATTATGTTTAAAAGATAAAGCTCTTAATTGTTCTGATATTTCCTTAACATCAGTATAAGAATTTTGCCCTTTGGTTGTTGGTAAAATAAGATTGATATAATCAATAATGACAATGTCTGGTTTAAATCCTTTGTGTCCTAATTTGGTAATATAAGCGTCAATATGTCTAGTAGTTACCGACTTAGGTGCATACTCTTTAACGACTAGTTTACTGTTAAGATTTCTCTGAATATGTAAAAGTTGTTCTTTAAGTTCTGGTGTGTATTCTTTAAGTTTATTGTGAGGGATTTGTGTTAGTTGCGAAGAAATACGTTTAGCATACATAAACTCAGACATTTCCAGAGAAATTAACAAAGTATTTTTCTCTCTCAATGTCATGTTGGCTGCTAAATTACCTAAAAATATGGATTTACCTACATTAACTTGCCCAGCAAATACTGTAAGTGTTTTAGGAAATAAGCCACCCTCACACTTATCATCAATAAATTTCCATCCAGTTGGAATGGCTTTATAAATGGTAGTTAATTCTTTGATGTGCTCATCTACTTCTTCAAAATACCAGTGTCCTAAATCTTCACGAAGATTGATAGCATAAGCCTTTTCAAACTCTTGTAAGGTTTCAGCCGGATCTACTTTACCTTGTGAAAACTTTTCAGCTGTATTGACAATGGTATTATAAAGACACCTTTCTTTTAAAAACCTTTCAGTATTTGAAAGTAATTCATCTTTATTAAACTTAGAATCTATTTGTTTAAGTCTGCTAGCAATTTCATTAAATGATTTTTTCTCTTCATCTAAAGTTAAGCGAGTTTTAATTTCGGTTAAAGAAGGAACAGTACCTCTTTCTTTAAAGAAGTTTAAAATAGACTTAAAAACTATTTTAATACTTTTATCGTTAAAGTAGGATATATCTACATGTTCAACAATTGAAGCCAAGTACTCTTGACTCAAAAGAGAATTGAACAAAATAATGTTCTCGTAGTAATCCAGATCTAATTTGGATTCGGATTGCATTATTCGATATTATCGATTTCCTCTTCAATTTCACTTGTAGAACTTTTCCCATAGCAGAGATTTTCTTGTAAAGCAATCTCAAGATCTGGCATAATTTTTTCCCAGAATTCAGAACTCTTTTCTAGATCTTTACGGTATCCTAAACTTTCACCCTTATACATAACAGTTCTTCCTGGTTTTTCAATAACCTTAAAAGCTTCTGCAATTTCAAAAAGACCAGCATGCTTACTGAGACCTGATTTAAAATTAAGGTAGAGTTCTGTCTTCAGGTAATTAGGTACAAATCGATTTTTTACTGTTAGTGCTCCTAAGGTTACACCTGAAATGTTGTGAGCAATCGCTACAGATTGTTCTTCTGGGTTATCTGCTGTTTTTTCATTACGGGTGCTCAATTGAACCAATACGGAAGCAAGATAAATTGGTCCTTTACCACCAGATTGATTTTTAACCAATGTTGGAAACATTTCCATTCCTTCATAAACGTGATTAGAAAAGAGAATGGGTACTTTGGCTTTAGCAGCTTTATATGTCAAAACTCTCATCATCGACTTAATAGCTTTAGCTCTTTGACCCACATCAGCTGCTTCTTTACCAGCTGCTGCATCTTTAATTTCTTTAGCAGAAGCTAAATTTCCAAGAGAATCAATAGTAGCAATAAATTTCAAATCTGGATTGGATTCTCTCGCTTTAATAACGTTATCCAAAAATGCACACATTTGATTCCTACAATCTTCGATAGTTTCTACAGGGTAATATTTTACTTTCGAAGTATCCATTCCTACATTCTCTGCACTCTTTTTATCTACGGCTACTTCAGAGTCCCAAATAACAGGGATATAACCCTTCTTTTGAGCATTAGCCATAATTTTATTCATGATGAGTGTTTTACCAGCCATACTAGGCCCTGCAAAACCTGTAATTCTACCAGAAGGGATTCCTTTGTACATAGAACCACTAATGATGGCATTTAATGCATAAGATCCTGTATCAATCCAGTCATCTGCTGATGATAAAGTGGATGCTTCAAGAATTTCTGCATCAGGGTTAAGTGCATCTACGGATTTAAAGATATCTTTAAGTGAGTCTAGTTCGTTTTTAGGCATACAAGTAATATAATAAATTATAATTTTTAAAAATCTAGGAATAAAAAAAGGTCTTTGAATATTTCTTTCAAAGACCTTTAATTGTTTTAATTCCTTTTTTTATTCGTCGTCAAACAACTTTACGACATCAGGAGAATTTTGTTGCGGTGTGCTAGTTGCAAACAATTGTTGGTATTGAGCTTGCAGTTTAAAATCAAATACCACATCTTTACTTTCTGTAATAGTATCTTTCTTATACAACCATGTGGTTGAAGAATTTTTATCCGCCAAAAATTCTTTGAAGAAGAGAGGCAAAATTTGAAGAGTTAGTTGCCCTGATTGAGGGTTAGGTGAAATGTGAACGACTGCAGGATTTTTAACTGCTAGGTGTGTTTCGGTTGATTCTTGTTCTACTTTTTCCCCGATCACAGTACGACATACTGAATCGAAGAATACGATTAGGTTTGTTTTTGTTTCCATATTTTAAATTTATAAAGTTAACGTTTTAAATTCCACTGAAATTAAAGTTCAAATGGTGCAGGCTCTGCTTTTTTAAGAGAGTTGATAATTTTATTGACCTGTTTTACACGTTTTTCCACAGAACCTGAAATACGGTGAACGGGTACATTAAACTCACTAATTAAAATTTCAAAATTTTGAATTACTTGATTATAAAAATTTTTATTTACTGATCTTACACCGTCATCAATTAGGGGCAATTCAGGTACTACATAACAAATAGCATCATATTTAAAAACCATTTCTTGAAATAGGTTTTCAAAGACAAATTGCATGTTTTCTGTCATCTCAGGATAAAAATACATAGTGTAAGCCATACCATCTAAAGCACATCGATCTAGAATAGCATTTCCTGGTGTATGAAGAAATTCATAAAATTTAGTCATCACATACATTTGTGTGGTAGTGTTACCCATTTCATTAATAGAAATGCCCATTTCTTTTAATCCCCTTAAAAGATTACTTCTAAAAATAAAATCGTCATATTTTCCAGACTCTTTTAAAGCATTGACTAATGTTGTCTTCCCTGTACAGTGCGCACCTGATATAGCTATTTTCATATTTAAATAATATTCAATTTCGTTGTTTTTTCAATATATTTTTTAAACATTCCTACGTTATAAAAAATATCTTTTAATTGGTTAATATTGGGTTCCGTTTCTATAAAGTCTACCAATTTGACTGACCATTTTTCTTGAAGTCCATAATTTTCTTCATAACGTTTATTTAAAAGACCTGCTACGATAGGGTTAGAAGTATCGATAGAAGTAATATATTCTGAAATGTCATTTTCAATATACAAACTAAATTCTCTCGGAAGAGTAGCGCCTAAGAGATGGTGTTTTTTATAAACATTCATTGTGCTATCTTCAATCATTCGAGACACTAACATAGCTCTACCCAAAGCATATTTCTTCCATTCATTTTCAGGAATAGAATTCCAATAAGTCGGCACTTTCAATCTACTGACTAAACATTCATCATCATAAGACTTTTTAAAATAATCATCAACAAAATTAAATGCTATTTTATCTACTTTATCTTCAAAAAATTCATAACATTCTTTAAATTCATCATATGTCTTACCGTGAATTACTGCAATTTTTTTACCAGGCAGATTAGAGTATTTGGAGATAAAATTTTCATAACTAGTAATAGTTCCATCTTTGTCATTAAAGACATCAGGAATGATATATTCTGTAGGTTGAAGTTCTTTTATCCAATAAGCAAATTCTTCAGGGTCGTATGATTCTCCTAATTCAAAAAGAGAATTATCTAAAAGCACATGACGACCTTTTTGCGAACAATGAAAATAAAAGTCTTTATAACGTTTGTGGGTTGGCAATAAATGCACTAATGCGTAATCGTAATCATTATAAGATAATGATTCTTCCAACAAAGAAATAGGTGTTTCGTGAGATAAAATCATGTCTGGTATTATCTGCTATTCTCCAAATAAGTCAAATAAATCTGTTTGAACCTCTTTGCCCATTTTAGGCAATCTCCATCCAATAGCATCATATACGTTCTCAATTGGAGGCACTACAATTTTGTCAAACATTTTATCGTAATCAATTTTAATATTACTGAATTCTTTTGGGTACTCATTAATAAATGCAATCGCATCTAGATTGTAAGGATTTTTTGAAGCATAAAAGTATTTAATTTTTTGACCGGATTTAATGGTTTCATATTTTGAAAGAATTTTATGCTCTTGTAAAAGAAGATTATGTGCGATGGCAGCTTTCACATGACATGGTGTACCTTTTTCAAATTTATTCAAAGAAGCTTTAGAAGAATATTTCTCGTAATCTTTTACTGATTTTCTAAATGCCGCTTCTTTAACATCTAATGATTTAAACTTTTCATAAGCTTCTCTAAAAACATCATTAGATTTCTTAACATCTTTTGTCAAAAACGCTGTTTCAATAGTCTTCTTGATAAACTCTTTTACTTCTTTCGGTGTGGTTGATCTAGCAACTTCAACCCCAACATATTTGAATTTATTACAACCGACTCCTTCTTCATCTAACACGTGAAGAATATATCTTTTCTTTTGAAGAAAAGTTCCTACGTCTGCAATGGCTTCTCTTTTAAATTCAAATCTCGGATCAATAGAATTTAATTCTGTCCTAGCCCAATTTAATATTTCTTCATTAACATATTTTTCCAAATCATTCACTACCTCGTGAGCTTCATTAGTTACAACATTATTTTCTGCTAATTTAATTTGTGTTTTATTTAAAATGGGTTGGATGGTAACATAAGCCGAGTCAGTGTCATTATAAATGTCTATGGACTCAGAAATATTGTATTTTTGTTGTGCTCTTCTTTGAAGAATTTCAGAGCCGGT